GACGGTAGACAATCACGACGCGGCCCTTTTTGTCCGACACCACGCGGGTCACTTCACCGGGCGCATCGGGGACGTTCATTTCCTCGCCGGTCATCGGTTTCCCGGTGACAGGGTGCTTGGCGAGGTCATGTTGAGGGCCAATCATGGAATTGGTGGCCTATTCTGCGCCCAACTGCTTGTTTGGGTCAATAGCGGGCGGCTGTGCGGCTTGCTCTAACGCCTGCTGATGCGCGACATCGCCAACTTCCAAGGCTTGCTCATGCCCGATTTGCGCCAGTTCCTTCGCGTGCTCGTGCGTCATGATCGAATGCGACACTTCATGCCCCGCCTGATGCAACGCCCTGCGCTCTTCTAACGCGGCGGCCTTGTGCGCCAGCCGATCTTCCTTCTCGACACCCATCATGGCGACCAGCAGCTTGATCTGATTCGACATGTCGTCCATGCCGGCCTTGATTTCCGCCGTGGCAATGGACGCCTGTGCCTGGATCGACGCGACTTCCTTCTTCGTTTCGTCGGCCGAGGCCGCAATCATGCCCTTTGTCTGGTCGCCGCCTTGGGCAATCTGGATCTTCGTCTTGTTATCGTCAGCCGCTTGCTGGAGTTCCTGAATCACGGTCTGCATCTGCTGAATCTGCGCCTTCACCGGCTCCGGCAGATTCTGCATGTCGTCTTCTTCGGGCGGCTTGATGCGATCCGCGATGGCATCCGCATCGGGAATATCCATCGACCGGACCCACAGATCCGCAAACCGTGGCACAAGCTCAGGCACGGCCTGCGCCAAGTTCGACAGGCCCACCATCTGATTCTGCCGGCGCGTCTGCTGGTCCTTGCCCACGTCCACGATGACCGAATACTGGCCCTCGTCGAGCTTGTGGTGCTCAATCTCAGCCTGCTGGCCCATCCCCATCGCCTGCTTCAGCCGCCCGAACATCGAGGGCTGATGCGGCACCGGCTGACCGTCCTGTCCACGGGTGAATGGGGCATTGAGCATCACCGACTGCGCCGAGCCGTCCTTGCCGAGAATGCGCTCCACCCGTCCCGGTGCGTCGTAGACTTTCCCCAGCAGGTTATTCAGCACGACCCCCGTATGCCTTATGGCATTGGCGTGGTAGTTCAGCCAGTTTGACGAGCCTTGCTCAGACGCGGCCTTGAGGGCTTCAACAGCCTTGCCTGAGCGGTCATTCGGGTTGACATGGCCCAAGGCCGCATCCGGCACGCCGGTCGTGCTCCTGACGAAGTTGATAAACATGCCCACGGCCTGCATGTCGTCCGCAATGTGCGGGTCATCGTTCGTGCGCGTCGGTGGCGGGAGGATGTCATTCCCCGTGCCGGCCGTCTTGGCGTTGTATTCCAGGTAGGGGAAGTTCCTGACGTTGGCCTGCTGCCACCAGCCCTCAAAGCCCTGCAACTGACCAGCCACGACCATCCACGGGGCCGAGGTCACGCGCCCGAACTTCTCCGCCGAGTTAGACACGAGGTAATTGACCATCCGGCACGGGGCCATCGCGGGCTGAATCATGCCCTCGTAAACCACTTGCCCGCCGAGGTCGTAGGTATTGCCGGAATCGCAGATGACCGGGATGTATTCGCCGTCCCACTCCTGCGGCTCGACCAGCCACTCGATGCCGTTCATCTTGCCCCACATGACCTTCCGGGTCACGATGTCGCGGGGCTTGCCGTCCTCGTCTCGGTCCTGTGATTTTGTCGTCTCGTAAGTGGCGTAAAAGACTTCCGCGATGCGGTAATAGCGGTCGGACGTATTCTTACCTTCCGAATCGACAGAGAACCATGTCCAGTCCTTCGCGTAATCACCGAGGGCTGTCAGTGCTTCGCTCTCTGACGCCTTCGCCAGCTTGGACTCGCCAAACTCCGCTTTGTAGCGGATAGCCGACATGTCCTCCGTGACGAACGTCACATCCGGTTCCCAGAAGCCGCCTTCCGGTATCCACCGCTTGATTGGGTGCTGGTAGACCGATGCGCCGTTCTGGATCGGGTCGATGCGGAGCACTTGGTCGAAGCCGCCTTGTTCGCTGGCGTAGGTCTTGTTCACCCGCCAGTAGCCACGGCCGCACGAGCGCATCCGCTGGAAGCCCCACGCATACGCCCCGCCCTTGGCATGGGAGTCCGCTTCGATGGCCCGAATCAGGCCAGCGCGTATCTCGGCCGTGTCTTTGTTGGCCTTGCCATCCTTCGGGATGATCTTGATACCCAAGTCAGCCGATGCCGCCATGCTGCTGATTTGCGCGAGGGGCTGGTCGAGCGTCCGCATCGTGAGCATCGGACGGGCCGGCACGGCTGGGGTGCCTGTGCCTGCGTTGGCCGGTAGACCTGCGCGGGCCACCTTAGCTTCTTCTGTCCACATGTCGCCCGCCTCAAAGCGCAGGGCTTCGAGTTCGTTCTTGCGCTGGGGGCTTTCGATTTCAGCGATGAACTTGAATTGACCGAGCGCCGTCGCGTGACGGGCTTTCACGGCATCGGCGGGCTTCGCTTCAGCGGCCATTAGCGCATCTGCGTGCGCGTGCGGAGCAGCCACAGGAACGACGCGGCCGAGGCGAACAGAAACACGAGCACGGAAGGTGCAAAGCCCATGAAGCCCTCAAATCGTAACATGACCTGTCAACTACGCCATCCAGCTTCCCGGCCCTACCGGCAGCGGCGGCGGGGCACGACGCTCACGCTCCTGCTGCGGCACCTGCTGCCGAACCGCTAGATACCGCCACGCATCGGCCCCATGCGACGCCCAATCGTGGACCGGCGCGGCCTTGAACTCATTGAGGCGCGTATTGTAATCCCGACGGTAGTGCTGCAATGCCTCGATGCCAGCCTTGCACTTGGCCTCGTCAAACCAGCACTTAGGAAACAGCATTCGAGCCGCATGGATGCCTTCCTCAATGGGCACGTTGGGAGCGACCGCGAAGGTCAGGCCTAGCGACTGCGCTGCTTCGAGCCGTGAGCGGCCGGAGGCAAACTCTTTGACCTGGATGTCATGCGGGGCGGTGTGCGTGCCGTAGACATAGGGTTTGGACTTGAGCAGGCCGATGTAGTGGGGCAGTCCTTCGCCGCTACTCTCGTAGTAGTCGATAATTCTGACTTCCCCAGTGCGGAGAGATTGGGAGAACCAGATGGCCGTTGAATCGCCCACTCCCAAGTCCCAGTCGGTATCCACTGGTAACAGGGGGTCGTAAGGCACTCTGGTAACACGGCCTTCATTGCGGGTTTGCGCGAGTTGCGCCGCGTAGATGGCCCCCTTAACCGATGCCTCGAAGCTGCACTCGTATTCCTGCTGATACTCATCGGGCGTCATGTCCTTTCGGGCGGCGGCTAACTCTGACTCCGGGATGATGTGCGTTTCGCTGGCCTTGAACTCGGCAAAGAACCACAGCGGATCATGCTTCGCCTGCTGCACCACATCGTAAAACTGGTTCTTGCCGGCGGGTGTGCCCAAGAACAGCGCCCAGCCTTGCCGGTCTGACAGCGCCGGCCGGATAACCTCGCTGAATATCTTGGGCGGCTGTAAGCCAAACTCGTCGAACACCACGCCATCGAAATACTGCCCACGCAAGGCGTCAGGATTGTCCGCGCCAAACAGTCGGACCTGCCCCCCATTCGGGTAGGTTACAGAGAGTTCGCTGATACTGACTTTCTTGTCAGGGATGGGCGCGCAGTAGTGGGTCAGGTAATCCCAGACAATCGACTTCGCCATCGTGTAGGTCGGGGCGATGAAGGCGAAGCGCGGGCGCTCACGCTTGCATTCGAGTGCGCCCACCTGGAGGTGGTTGATGGCGCAGACGGTCTTGCCCATGCGGCGATGGGCCACGACAGCCCCAAAGCGATGCGTATCCATGCCACGGTGAATCACCACGGCTTGGAGGCGTGGAACGTAGGCGAGTTCGATCACCACGGTTTGTTGATGGTGATAACGAGTTCGCCGCTAATCTTCAGGTCTTGCTCTTGCTCTTTGGGCTTGTCGAGTGCGCGATTCATCAGGTCGGTAAACGCCTGCACGGAGGGGTCTTTGTCCCAGACTTCGAGGATGAGACTGCCATCGTCCTGCCCTTCAAGCGCCGCTTCGAGCGTATCGGCGCTAACCTTCTCGAACTTCCCGCCAGCCTTGGAGCGTTTGACGAGGTATTTGATGCCTTGGGCGTGCTTGATTTGAGCCTCGGCCATCGGGTCCATGCTAGCGATGACCATCTCCATGAGCCGCTGACGGGCCATGATCTTATCGAGCGTGGGCTTAGACGGACCCTTGGGTCGTCCACCCTTCTTACCGTTGAGGCGTGAGGCTAAACCTGGCATGTAGGTTGTGAAACCTAAAAACCTATCCTACGCCTAACTAACCCTGAAGCGTGACTTGCGCTTCACGACAGGCGGATCGGACGTATTGGGCCACGGCGGCTGTGTGGGCTTCTGGGGCTCACTGCGCTCGTGGGGTCTGGTCACGGGCGTCGGCGTGAGGCGGCAGACTTCCGCACAGTAGGCTTTCATGGACGGGCCGGCGTCACCCCATCGCGCAAACCAGACGACCTTTGGCGTGTTGGCGTCATCATGCCACTGTTTCAGGGCGCGTAAGAGGCAGGCCTTGAAGGCTTCGCGGTCTTTGTTGCGGACGGTGAAATTGATCGTGATGCCCCATGCCCCAAGGGACGAAAAAGCGCGTGCGTCGTTCTCGAAGTCCGTGACGTTACTGACGCAATGCGCGCCAAGGACCGGCACGAGCCCTTCGGCTAACACGCGCTCACGGGCGACGAGCAGGAGTTCGCGGTGTCGCGGGTCATCGCAATGCAGATACAAGCCACATCGGCGCTGCTTCGCCCACGCCATGCTCTCGTCGAGCGCAGGAAGGCCACCTGACGCAGCCTCCGTGCCCCAGAACACGAGCAAGAGGTCGTCCTGCGGCCTGATGGTGTTCTGGTAGCCGATGCCTTCCATAACGGGCCGTGGCGTCTGTGCGTCGGCATCGGAGAGGGACCAGACAGCGGAACCAGGGCGTGGGCCTTGACTGACGGGCGCATCGGAACAGCCGACGAACGCGGCCGGCTTGGCTTCGACAGGTAGGGGAATGGACACATCCGACACGCCGGTTGGCGGTGGGTCTACCGGGGGCGTCACGGGCGTCTCAACCCACGGCACTTGGTTCGGCTCAGGACTGTTCGGCGTGCCGTTGATGAACACCCAGATTTCGCCGGCCGCTGTTTCGAGCGCCCAATGCGGCGAGAATGTTTCACCAAGCCACCGCTTGATAACGCCGGTCGGCTTGTGAAATGTCGCCAACTGGCCCTGTCCGTAGGCTCCGATGATGTAGTTGGCCGTTTCAATGCAGCCGGCCCACGCTTCTTCTCCCGGCTTCACGCGGCGAATCAGGGATGGGTCGTTGCCCATGATGATGCGGCCATCGGGCTCGACGTGGTGAATGCCTTCGCTGGCAGCTTCGACGGGAATGGTGCCGACTTGCGCCGTGCCACTGCGGTCAAAGCGCGTCAAGGTGCCGAGGTTGTCGGCGTATTGCACAAGAAACGAACCGTCCCTGTAATCGAAGCAGGCCGGGTTGATGCCAAACACCTCACGGTCACGGTGCTGGACGCCGTTATACCAAAGCCGGTCAGTCTGCGCGTGCCGCCACAGGTAATCCCGAAACGGGGACACCCGCAGGTGCATCTTGAGTTCGGCCGTGCTGACCTGGAGCGACAGGACTGAGCCGTCCGGTGTCACTGCGCCGTCGCGGTAAATGTCAGCCATCTAGGGTGTCTCGCTCTCTGCCACAGGAGGGGCGTCCGCAATTCCGGGTGAACGAAATACATCGCCGGGGAGTGTGAATCCGTGCGCTGCGAGAACGCTGCGATAGCCTCGCCAGATTTCAAGTTCCGCTCTCAGGGCCGCGTTCTCGGCTTGCAGCGCAGAACCTGAACATGGATCGGGGTGGTAGTTCTTGCCGTTGATGATGGAATATCCGCCGCCAATCTTCTGGCCACAATGCGCGCACAGACCGTGGTCGTGTGGGCCATTCCCAAACACGTTCACGTCGATGTCCTCAAGTTCACTGACAGCCTTGTCGCGTTCGGCGGTCACCCGCGTCAGTGTCTCGCGGAGGGCGGGCCATATGGCATCCAGAACCGTGTCCGCATAGATGTAATCTTCACAAGCTGGTTCAGTCTCCGCGTTGTGCGTAAACTCTCGCAGCCGCTGCTCCAGCGATTCATGCAGCTTCGCAATCACGGCTTCATCCGTCAGCGGGGTCTCTGGGGCCTTCATCGCTTCAACTCCTTCAATCCGTCGCTGCCGAATGCCTTGAGTCGTGCCGTCATTGCGGCCTGAACATGCTCCGCGTGGAGCACCAGTTCCGCATCAGCTACCCCATCGGATGTGTCGCGTGTCATTCGCAACCACGCGCCGAAGGTGCGATTGAGTTCGCCTAACCATCGAATGTGCGCCTGCCGTTTCGTCATTCCCCTGCCTCCGGTCCCGGCGACGGGCGCGGCTCGGCTTCGATAATCGCTTTACACACTCGTTCCCACGAGCCAAGCGCCTCGATGTAGAGTTTCATCGCGCTCATGGTGGCTTCGTCCAGCGGACGAGGCAACGGCTGCGGCGGCAATTCAATCTTCTGGCTCATCTAGTCCTCCACGCGGCGGTCAGGACGCACCTTTGGCGGCATGTCCACGAAGTAGTCGATGCACAAGGTGAAGTCGTCCCACCGGAGTCGCTTGTAAATCTGGTGGCCCCATGCCGCATGACGCTTCGCCTGCTTGCCTGAGATACGACGCTTCCGCCCCTGCTTCTTCGCCATCTCGCGTCAGCCTTTACCGGTCACAATCGACCGCTCGGATTCCGTCAGTTCAGCGCCCCACCCGCTGAATGTGAACTTCGCAATCTGCCCGGTGAGTCGGTAATACGCATCTTCAACCGCCGCGCGCATTGGTCCGTCCGATCCCGGTTGTAGTAACTTTGGGTCCACTTCGCCAATCTTGCAGGACCACGTTTTCAGTGGCGACCGCACAACCGGCGCTTCGACGGCCACCACCTGCCCGTAGGCCATGCGACCGCCGCGCGTGTCATCGTCGATGAGGTCACGGCCCTTCACCGCCGTCGTGCCGTCAATGCACACGAGTTCCGCGAACTCCGGCAGCGCCTTGAATTGATCGGGCGTGAGCAACTCCAGCACCCGGCCATCGTCTAGTTTCCACTTCGCCATCTCGCGTCAGCCTTTCCCGGTGTGCCGCTCGCGCACCAGACGGGCGTAGTCCGTGAGCATACGAATGAGTTCTCCGCTGTCCTCGTAGCCGCCGCCATCTTCCGTCTTGGCGAACTCAATGGAATCCAGCACATCGGCTGCCGTGAACGCCTCCGCTGGGGCCTCCGAGGTTCTGTCGTGCTCAATCGCTACGTCCTCGGATCGTTCGCGCCAGTCGGGCCACACTCGCGCTTCGTTCTTCGCCTGCTTGGCGACGAGCGCCGCGATGATGTTCTCCGGCGAATGTCCCGCACGCCACGCGCCATCCAATGCGAGAATCGCCACGTCGATCCACTCGCTCAGATCCGTGGGCTGCGCTTCTATTTCAGTCAACTCCTTGCGGATGTGCTGCACCACGCCCTTGACGCGAGGCGACGGCCCGAAGGTGCGGCCTGACCATTCGCGCTGACGCTCAAGGTGCGCCCTGAAGTCGAATGCCGCTGGGGCCTCCGAGGGCGCAGGGAGCAGCGGACGCACAACGGGCCAGAGCGCGTATTCCACGATGTCATCGAGCGCCTTCTGACCTTCGCTCAAACCGGCATCGCGATAGGTGCGGCCTTGCACAGAGTGAAACGCTTCCTGAAAAGCCTTCCGCAACTGCGCCTTAATCGTCACTTCATTCAGCAGCGTCGTCCGGTCGAGGTCAGGCATGGGTCAGATCCTCAAAAGGTAAGCCACACTCAGGGCCGCAGGACACGTTCTCTTTCACCCTGGTCACGCGCTTGTTCGGGAGTTCGTCGAGATACACACGCTGCCCTTTCCACTTCGCCAGCGTCACGCCGAGTTCGCGCTCTTGGGCCGCCCGCTTGGCGAATACGTCCGGGTAGTCCGCACGAATCTTGTTCCAGTAGTCGGCGCTCGATGCCTTCACACAACCAATGCAGTTGTTGTTTCGATAGCCCTGCTGATAGAGCACTGGTAGCGCGATACCAGCGCGCGTGATGCGTCGGAGACAATCCTGCTTCGTCAGTTCCTGCTCGACCAACGGCCACCATAGCGACAGGTCGTGGTTGTTCTCAGTGAATCGCACGATGCGTTCCGTTTCGTCGAACGTCAGCCCAAACACATGCACATCGTCCGGTCGCTGGAACCCAAAGCGTGGAATCTTCTTTAGCTCCACCGTGCAGAGTGCCCCGGCGATGCCGCTCATATACCGCCGCTTCTCTATCACCTCGTCCACGGAGCGATACTTGTCGGACTTGATGACCGTCACTGACTGGCCGATCCACCGTTCAACATCGGCCAAGAATCGCGCGTTGTCTGGATGTTCCGACGCCGACGTGTCGCAATACACAACCTCAACCGGCTGGCGCGACTCGACGGCAATCTTCGCAGCCACCGCTGACGCAGCCCCACAGGAGAACCATACGACCGTGCGGTTAGCGGTCATCGCCTGCGTTCTCCATGCCCAAAATCACGCGACCCATAAACACCACGACGAGCACCGCGAACACAGCCAACGCGAGATAACTGTCCCAATGTGCGGCGAGTTTTCACCGCCTCGCGGCTCACCTGACGGCAGGATTCGAGGAACGCGGCTTCGGAGTTTGGAGTTTTTACTTCAATCTCCAGTTCGGGCGTCACGCCGTAGCGGGCGGCCACGTCATCAAGGCGCGCGATGGCGGCAGCGACAGAGATATCTCCAGTTGTGGCCGCATTTTCTTCGCCGCCTGGCCAATACATAAATACAGCTTCATGCACTGTGCAGCCCAAGTGCTTGTGAATCACCGACGTGCCTTCCGTGATCGCCCCGGTCGCTCCCGGCACAGGAGCGAGACACCGCACAGGCCACGCACCCCTCATCGCCTTCAGAGTCTTGATGTCCGCGCCACCAGTTGAACGCGGGCATCGTCGCCAAGTAAGCACGCGTCTTCCGGTAGTTCTCGGCGTTGAACGAGGTGAGGTCAGGCATGGGTCAGGACTCCCTTACTTCCAATTTGCGGCGATGCGATCTACGTCCTCAACCGAGCGCGCGACAAACTTCTCACCGCGCCAGTCATGCGCCCAATCTTGCTGCGCCTTGTTCAGTTTGCCGAGTCGCTTCTTCACTTCCACGATGGCGGTGCTGTCGTTGCGCGCCACGAGTAGATCGAAACACCCATCGCCAATCGACGCGAGGCTTTGGACTGAAAACAAGTGGTCCCTGAACCGCTGTGCTATCTCCGCGTGGTTGCCGTCTACCTTGCCGCGCCGCCTCACGGCTTGCTCTCCGAAGGCAGGAGGAACGGATTCACGTCTATCGCTCGGCACATGTCGCGGTGAATCGCCCAATTCAGATGATCTAATATCGAATGCACGGCGGCTTTCTCGCTCGTCGCGGACACCAAATGGCGCGGCACGCAGCAGTCGCACATTCGCTGAAACGCGGCGACTTTCAAAT